AATACACTCTACAGGAAATGAAAGAACCTATAAAGATGTTAACTTTTCAAGAAGTAAAAGTACGATTAGAAAAAGTACAACAAGCTTTAGAAGCTTTACAGGTTCAGGAAAAGAAACAGGCATCAACACCTCAGTACGAAAAGCAAAAAGCACAACTCATTTCTTTAAGAGAAACTTTAGAAAACAAATTAAACATACTTACAGAAATGGATAAAGGTGTAATACATACTGACGATGAAAATAAAGCTAAGGAATTAGCTGAAAAAGGCGTTCAAGTACAACTTCATAAAAAAGGAGAGCCTCTTGATACTAAAAAAATTAAAGAAGCAGAAGAAGGGCTTGAATTTGATTTAGAACAAACAAAAGCAATCTCAAAAGATGTAGCTAAAGCAGTAGCAATGGCGTTAAAAGAAGACGGTCTTGAAATTGCATCTGGAAAGATCTTAAGATTAGAGCCAATGGCTTTCGATGTTTACTTCGAATACAAAGACGGAAAAGAAGATGAATTCTCTTTCCATGTAGATCAAGATAGAAATATTGTACTATCAGACTTTACTTTTACTGAGAAAATCGGACAAGTAGGTATGAAAGGAGCTGGAGAGCCATTTGTAAATAAAGATGTTTTAAAAGCAAACATATTAAAAGTATGGGCTAAGTTAGACGGAAATATGCAAGAAGCAGAAGGCGGTCAAGATGATTTGATGGCTCAATTAGAACAAGCTTTGAAATCTCACGACTGGTACTATATGATGTCAGATGACCATAGATGGTATAAACGCGGTAGCGAACAAGCTCAAAACATACACAACTTAATAACTAAGTTAAAAGATGCCGGACAGGGAGAACAAGCAGAAGCTTTGTATAAATCATATCACGAAAAAAATAGAATAAGTGAATCTCCAACGAATGAAGCATCAGTAGGAAGCATACAGAAAAAACATGGAGAGATTGTCGCTAAGATGAAAGCTCTTGCAGCTAAGTACAAAGGTGGTGATCAATCTGTAGTACCTGAGTTAAAGGCTTTAACAGCAGAAAAGAAAAAATTAGAAGCTGAGTTAGACGCAGCTGTTGCCGGAACAGGAGCAGATCAGGAATTAGATACTAGTGTAAATGAATACGAACACCACTACAGAAAGGTAGGAGGAGAATGTCGTAAGTATAACGACGAAGGAGATTACACAGTTGTTAGTATGCACTACTGCCAATACAATGAGGGTAAGGATTACGATAAAGACGGAAAGATAGAAAAGCCTGAACAAGAATACAAAGGCGTAAAAGATAAGGCTATTAAGAAAGCTACTGGAAAAACAGAAGCAGCTAAAGCTAAAAAAGATTTTGATAAAGATGGTGATGTTGAATCACCAGAAGCTGAATATAAAGGAGTAAAAGATAAAGCTATTAAGAAAGCTGTATTAAAAGAAGACTGGGGTAGTTCAGATCAAGGAGCAATGAATAGAAGTATTCATAAGGACTTAGGAGAACCAGAAAATATGCCAATGCCTTTTGATAGTGCATTTGAATCAGCAGTAGAAGAAGCAGTTGATTTTTATTGGGACGAGTGGGAAGAATATCAAACAGATAGAGAGGGTTTAATTGACCATGCTAAAAGAGCTTATTATAGAGCATACTTCCCGGAGAAATTTGCAGGATTCCAAAAGATGTTTAGCGAAGGTGCTCCAGAATCTGTTGCAGACTTAGAGACAATAGCTAACGATACTGCAAAGATGCCAGCAGAAAGAGATGCAGCTAGAAATAAGATGTACGCTATGAAGAAAGCTCAAGCCGGTACAAAACTAGCTGAAGCACCAGAAGGTACATATTATATTAAAGTATCTATTAGAGATGCAAAAAGAGCGTTAGAAATTATCCACGATAACCCAGCTTACAGAAAAGCTGTAGAGATGGATGGATCAGATGCATACTACCTTACAAATCCAGAACTTGCTTATGATTTACAAATGGATTTTGGTACTCAAAATATTGAGGTAGTTGACACTAATGTTGATATGGATGAAGCTAAGCATGAAACTGAATTAGTACAAGATCCAAAAACTAAAGAGTTTACTCGTAAGATGAAAATGACACCTAAAGATATGGAAACTATCGATAAGGTTCAAAATATGATGGCTAAAGAAAAGAGCTTGAAAAAAGAAGAAGACGGTAATGATACTGCAGTTGACATCACAGGTAAAGCATACAGTATTGGAGATATTATAGAATTTAGAGGACATAAATTTGAATGTCAAATAGGAAATAGAGGTATAGTAGTTCTACAGCATGTAGATGATCAATTAAATCCATTACCTGAATTCTACGAAGGTGGAACACCTCAGTTTACTGCAATCTTAAAAAATGCTAAAATTGTAAGTAGCGGAAAAGGGATATCAGAAGGAGGAGTTAATCCTGAAGGAGATGCAATGGTATTAAACTTCTTAAAGAAGCTATCTAAGATTTGGGATATACCAATGCAACACGCAGTTAACTTCGTAAATGCTTCTATCAAGCGCCAAGGATATTAAAATAGTACACAATGAAAAAGGAATTATTTGACATGTTAATGACATCTGCACTTGCAGAAAAATCAAAAGCATTATTGACTTTGAATTTGCTCTCTGAACATCCAGTAGGTATTGGAGATCATTCCACAGGTGATTATTATAAAAATGCAGAAGAAGCATTAACTATGTTAGTTGATGCCAATGATAAAATTGAAGCTCTTGAAAAATTCTTCAAATAATAAAAAGATAATGAATAAAGCTGAATTTAGAGAACTTATTGAAGAAGCTTATTTCGAAGTATTAGCTGAAAAGAAAGCTACACTTTGCGGAAGATGCGGACATACTCATGTCAAAGGAACACCTTGTCCAAGACCTTTTAAAGAAGGATTATCACCTCATGGTGATGATGCTTATATTAAAAAAGTAAAGTCTGAAAAAAACGAATCTCATTTTAAGATAGGTGATAAAGTAAAAATGTCTCATGGCGGAACCGGAGTTGTAAAATCTTTAGATAAAGAACACGGTGCTGATGATGAAAAGTACTACGGTATTGAATTACCGAGCGGTAAAATACATAAACATTCACCAAACGAATTAGAAAAACTAGACGAGAACGAAGAAGGTAACACAGTAAAACCAAAAGACCTACCTAAGGATTTTTTAAAATCAATAGAAGATAAATACGGTCCTATAAAAGATGAAGACTTTTTTAATAAAGATTTATCTACATATTTTAAAACAGATCTTGTAAATCAAGAGACTGGAGGAATTAGACATAAGATAATTCAATTACCTAGTTTTGAAAATTTATTCCGTAATTTATCATCTGCAGTTGATTCAACAAAAGAGTTGATGCATATTGATGATATTCGTAAAGATGAAAAAGCAAGACAAGTATTTGAAGTTGTAAGTAAGACTTTCAATGCTCTTCGTCATTTCTTAAGAACTGAATACCCGGGTCAATATGCTATGATGAAGCAAAGACGTTCTATGAATGAATCAATTCTAGAAGATAAGTCTTTAGCAGAGTTAATTAAAGAAGAAGAACCTAAAGAAGAACCTGCAAAGAAGCCTGAAGAGAAAACAGATGAGAAGCCATTAGATAAGGCAGGAGAAGAAACAGTATTAGAAACTGCTACAGATAAAATGCTAGGTAAATTTCCTAGTCTAAAGCAAGCTGTAGAATCTTTACTTACAAATCAATATGGTGAATTCGTAGAAGAAATTCTATGGGTAGCACCTCGTCCTTCTACTTTTAGAGTTGAATTAAAAAACAAACAAAACTTTATATTAAAGTGGACTGGTAAAGGATTTGAAGCACAAATTCAAGGAAAACGTTACTACATTAATAAGCTTGCAGATTTCGAACAAGCTTTAGATAAATTAAACGAACTACTTAAGTACGGACCTAACACAGGTGGAGAACCAGGTGAAGGTGGAGAAGATGATGGATCAAGCGGCGGTGGTGGTACTACCGGAGGTGATTTCCCAGGCGGAGAAGGCGGCGGAGCAGAAGAAGCACCAGCACCAGAAGGTGGAGAAGGAGAAGAAGGAGGAGCTGATCTAGGAGGAGAAGACGTTGAATTTCAGGAACCGGCAGAAGAACCAAAATAAATGAATTTAGTAGAAAAAGCAATACTAGAATGGTCTTTTAGATGTGAAAAAGGATACCCTGACATGTCTAATGAAAAAGATATGGATCTATTTGAATCGTTATTTGGATTTAGATTAGATGAAGGAGTTCTTAAATGGAATGACTTTAGTGATGCAAGTAGGAAATATAGCCGATTACAGGCAATAGATAATAAAATAGAAAACAAATCACCATTTCAATTTAAAGATGGAAGTCAAAGTGTATTAACATACGCTGATGATTCTTATGCTCCTTTATTCCATTCAATGGAAGTAGATGCAATTAAAAAGATTGGCGGCACTCGTATAAATCAGTTCCCTTTTTTTAAAGATCAAGACGGGAATGATGTTAGCTTTAGTGCATTAGAAAAGACGAGAGAATTTGGAGGCTCTGGAGGTAGTAAAGTTGCTACAACAGAAAGACAAGAGCATGGACTAATCGACGCTATAAATGCAGTACCAGGAGTTAAGACTTTGAAAGGTACAAACGGAGTAGAAATTAACGGAGTACAAGCTGCAACTAAGGTAGATGGATTAAATGAGTTTGGTAGTGAACCTTATGCAGATGTTATTCTAAAAGTGAAAGGACAAGATATTAAAGTCTCGGCTAAGGGTAACGAAGCACCTACATTAGCAGGCGGAGGAGTTAAAGGAATGACCGCTATGGCTATAACTAACTCTGAAATTAGAGAATGGTTAACAGACTTCTATGAAGATGCTTACCAGTTCTATCAAGATAGAGTTGAAGCAAATAACTTAGAAGGAGTAAATTTAGCTGGTAATAAACTTATACCAGATGTATCTAGAAAAATACCAAAAGAACTGATAAAGCCTATCATACAAGGTACAATACCAATGGGTGGACCTATAGAGTATTACTACAAGGGAGATATGGAAGTTAAGTTTGAAATAGAAGGTAACACGGTTAATTTCAAAAACGGAAAGTTTATACCTATTGATACTTTTATTGAGGAACACGGTAGTAGTCTTTATGCTCATATAAGAAAGAGAGATGGAGATTTTTTCTTTACAAACTCACAACAAGATATAAACGGTATAATACTACGTCGTATATTTACGAAAAAAGAAGGAAGTAACTCAACTCAATCTAGATTCGGAACCTTAGATAAGATTCGCGGGATTGAGATATAATTAATTAGTTATGTCGCAAGATATTAAAAACATAATAGCACAAGAGTATATCAAATGTGCTAAAGATCCAGCATACTTCATGAAGAAGTATTGCTATATTCAGCATCCTACCCGAGGTAGAATTCTTTTTAATCTTTACCCATTTCAGGAGAAAGTACTACATTTATTTAGAGATAATCAATTTCTTATTACTTTAAAGTCTAGACAGCTTGGTATATCAACCTTAGCAGCTGGCTACTCTTTATGGTTAATGATCTTTCATAAAGATAAGAACGTATTAGCCTTAGCAACTACACAGGCAACAGCTAGAAACCTGGTAACAAAGGTGCAATTTATGTACGAACAGTTACCTAAGTGGTTACGGTTGCAAGCAGTAGAGAAGAATAAATTATCATTGAGATTAAAAAACGGATCAAAAATTCAAGCTAAATCAAGTAACTCAGATGCTGCTCGTTCAGAGGCGGTATCTCTACTTTTAATAGATGAGGCTGCTTTTATCGATAACATTGAAGAAACCTTTACAGCTGCACAACAAACCCTAGCAACCGGAGGTCAATGTATGGCCTTATCAACTCCTAATGGTATTGGTAACTGGTTCCATTCTACGTATGCTAAAGCAGAAACAGCAGAAAATTCATTTATACCTATCAAACTACCTTGGACTGTCCACCCTGAAAGAAATCAAACCTGGAGAGATCAACAAGATAGAGACTTAGGTCCTCGAATGGCTGCACAAGAGTGTGATTGTGACTTCTTATCATCAGGTGAAACCGTATTTGAACCAGAAGATTTAATATTTTATGAAGAAACTTATCAGAAAGATCCAGCAGAAAAAAGAGGAGTTGACGGTAATTTATGGGTGTGGGAAAGTCCTGATTACTCAAAATCTTATATGGTTACAGCCGACGTATCTAGAGGCGACTCTACTGACTATTCTACGTTTCACGTAATGGATATAGAAAGTTGTGTGCAGGTAGCAGAATACAAAGGAAAGTTATCTCCAAAAGAATTTGGAAACGTTCTTGTAGGTATTGCTTCTGAGTATAACGATGCACTTTTAGTAGTAGAAAACGCAAATATAGGGTGGTCTACTATAGAACAGATACTAGAAAGAGAATATAAAAATATATATTATAGTTCAACTTCCAACATGGATACAGTTGAATCTTATATGTCCAAGTACGAAAGAGAAAAACTCGTTCCCGGCTTTACAATGTCAATGAGAACCCGTCCTTTAGTGGTTGCTAAGATGACTGAGTATATTAGGGAAAAAGCAGTTACGGTACAATCTAAAAGATTATTACACGAAATGCGAGTGTTTGTATGGAAGAACGGAAAAGCACAAGCTCAAACAAATTATAATGACGATTTAGTGATGGCCTTCGCAACCTCACTGTATGTAAGAGATACCGCATTAAGACTAAGACAACAAGGTCTTGACTTAGCTAGAGCACAGCTTTCCTCTTTTGGAAACCTTAATGCAAAAAACCAAGCTGTTATATCAACAGTTGGATCCCACCGAAATAATCCGTATCTTATAGACATGGGTGGCCAGCAGAAAGAAGATATCAGCTGGTTATTTTAAACGAATCTATTTATAACTAAAGACATTTTAATTAAATGGCAGATAAAGGCTTATTTAGTAGACTACAGCGACTCTTTGCTACAGACGTTATTATACGTAACGTTGGTGGTGATGAATTAAAAGTAGTTGATCCTAATCAAATACAGACAACT